GACCGACGCTTACACGTATGCTCGTGTTCAGCTTGCGACAGAGACAGGATTGGCTCGGTTGGTTCGGAGGCTCATTCGAGAATTCCGGAAACAAATAATTCCGAACGTCGTCATTGGAACCCATACGGAATACGACGCCGAGACCGGAGACCGGCTGAATACTCTACTTCTTGCCGAGCTTCCTGGGATCGCGCTAAATGGCCCAGAGTTGGTAGAGGATCGCTTTTTCAGTTTGAACGGCATGCTCACAACCGTTCTTCCGAGCGGGGAGATTGTGTTGCGCCCCGCTCCGTATACGGTTGATTTGATATTTGCTGTCGTCGGCGTGAGCGATTCTCAGGTTGAGCTGCTCAACTTGATGGCTTTGGCAACTCAGGTTGTAGATCGAAATCCATTCATTTACCTGGATCGAGACGAAGACGATCCAAGCCTGGGCCAGGTTCGGTATGAGTTTGATTTTGTTGCTGGTGGAAACTTTAGCATGATGTCGCTCGAGAGCGTCTCAAACATCCGAGCATTTTCTGGTAGTGTCGTTATTCGAGGGTTCGACCTGGAGGAGCTTGCTGGATTTACCGGAGAGAGTATCGTCGAGGTCACCCAGATGATTGACGAAATAGTTACTTCTCTGGATCAGACGGGCGAGAGCTACGACGTTGGCCCAAGCCCAGGAGGATGAAGATGAAGACGTTGGTCAATGTAGGGCGACGTCGGTGCATGATTTCCCTGGATCACCCAGAATTTCATCGGCGGTCTTGGGGCTTCACCCGACAACTCGTCTGTACGAATGAGCTGAATCCGCGAAATGGACAGGTGGGCCGACTCGAGCAGCGCAAGGCGTGCTCGGGGACGCTGTCTTTGTTGGCCGGGGCGTCCAAGTCAGGATTCCCGGACGCCATCGCGGCGGTGCCGGACGTGGTCAGGTTGGTGCGTGCGGGACTCCTGATGCTGGTCGACGAGATTCATGCGGTGCTAGAGCCGCCGAAGAACGGAAGCGTCCGGGTCGAGAAAAACGGCGTCAAGACGCGAAAGGTTGAATAGGCGACACCATGGCAAAAGAACTACTTGCGTCCAAAACCATCATTCTTGAGGAAGAGCCACGGATTCGCCAAATTCAGGGCGTGCCCACGAACGTGCTCGGCATGATTGGAATCACCGAACGCGGACCCATCGCTGAATTGAAGCGAGTGCTCTCCTTCGAGGAATGGGCCTCCTACTTTGGAGGCGACATTCTGAATGGCGAGGCTAGCCACGCCGTTCGAGGCTTCTTCCAGAATGGCGGGCAGGTTCTCGATTTCGTCCGGACGGTGCATTTCACCGACGCCTCGGTGGTCAGCTCAAAGCACAGCGATAAGGGCTCATATACGATTCCGACCGCGGCTACGTCCGCAACGGCCGGATCGGTTCTCGGCACCGCCCTGGCGCCGTTCAATCTGGAGCCTTCCGACACGCTGATTGTCGCGGTCGACGGCGCCGGAGGGACGACAGCGACCTTCACTGCGGTGGCTGCGGCTGTGCAGTGCGCGACGGCTGAGAATTATGCATTGGTCAACGGCTACACGCTGATTTTCCACATTGACGCAGCAGCCGAGCAGACGATTGCATTCCTCACGTCGGAATTCGTGAGCATCGGGGCGGCCACCGCAGAAGAAGTTGCTGCGGTGATCAACGCCAAGTGCATCGGTGCACACGCCACGGTGACCTCCGGAGGCACCAAGGTCACGATCACCTCGGACACCCGAGGGACTGCATCCGTTGTGCACATCACGGGCGGGACTGCAAACGCGATCCTCGGATTTTCGACTGGCAGCGTAGCTGGAACGGGCAACGTGGCCGCGATCGACGCTGTTTCGATTGCCGAAGTTAAGACGGTTGTCGAGTTGGCAGTGGCAGGCGTGACTGTTTCCAATTCCGGAGGGTACGCCAAGATCACTCGAAATTCGGCAGGGGCGTCCTACTCGGTGCAGGTGACCGCGCCCTCAACCGCAGACGACGAACTCGGATTTGACAACGCTACGCATTCCGGCACCAGCGGAGCGGCGCAGAGCACGTTGAAGATGTGGGGGAAGTACGACGGGACGTACGTGAACGACGTCACGGTTGCAATTTCCAACGCGTCGAGCGGGGTCGCCAGCGAGTTCAATCTCAGGGTGTTGGATGGCGGGTTGGTGATGGAGAATTTCGCCAACCTGACGATGGATTCGACAGCGGATCGCTATGTCGAGACCATCGTGAACCACGCCAAGACCGGGTCTCAGTTGGTGTCGGCCGAGGACGTGGATGCTGTTGGGACGACGGCGCAACGTCGTCCTGCGGTGACCGTCACGGTTCATCATGGTCCGTTGGCCGGAGGCCTGGACGGGATCGACGACATCACCGCTGCTGACTTCGTCGGTGACGTGGGCGGCCCGACTGGGTTGCGTGTGCTGGATCAGTCGTTGGACCTTGCGCTGTTGGCCGTGCCCGACATGCAAGGGTCCACTATGCACAACGCGATGATCACCTACTGCGAGACGATTCGTGACGGGCAGGTGTTCGCCATCTTGGATCCGCCGGCCGGATACAGCAAGACGGACATTTGCACGTACGTGGACACCACGGCTGCGCTCTACGAGTTGTCAGAATTCGCGGCGATTTACTGGCCGCAAGTCAAGGTGATCAATCCGAACAAGAATTTGTTCGGGCTGGATGACACGATCATCGTTCCGCCCTCGGGGCACATCGCAGGCGTTTACGCGCGTACGGATGCGTCTCAGCCTGGCGGCGTATACAACCAACCGGCTGGGATCGAGCGTGGAATTCTTCGGGGTGTTGTTGGCTTCGAGGATGACGACGTCAAGCAGGAGACCTGCAGGGACCTCATCTACCCGAAGCACATCAATCCGCTCACGACGGCCCCCGGACTTCCGCTGCATATCGACGGTGTCTATGCCCTCAAGACGTCAAGCAACTTCCCAACGGTAGCCGAGCGACGTGGCGTGACGTACATCGAGCAGTCGATCAAGAGAGGAACGCAATTTGCTCGCCATGGGGACAACACGGACACGAGCCGTGCGCGAGTTAACCGAACGATCGCTGCGTTTTTGCTGGTGCAGTTCAACAACAAGGCATTTCGCGGGACGACGCCTGCGGCGAGCTTCTTCGTGGATACCGGCTTGGGGCTCAACCCTCCTTCTGAGCAGTTTGCGATGAAGATGAACATTCGCATAGGGCTTGCGACGAAGAAGCCGGCGGAGTTCATCATCATTCGCGTCTCCCAGGATACCAGGGCATTGGAAGAGGAACTCGCGGCGGCGACCGCGTAAGGAGGAGGACAGACTATGGCCGAAATAATTGGAGGTCCGCGAAGTTTCCACAAGAAATTCAAGTTTCTGGTGGATATTGATAGGTTCGGAAGTGCTGCGTTTCAGACGTGTTCTGAGGTCGCCATGGAAGCCGCCGTCGTGGAGCAGTGGGAAGGCGGCGTGTTGATTTCCAACAAGGCTCCTGGACGGCTGACGGTGGATGACATCACGCTCGAGCGTGGGGCCACACAGGACGAAGACGTCTACAATTGGTTCCTGTCGATGGCAGACGCCTCGGCGCACGCGGGTCTCGTCGATGAGGACTACAAGCGCACCGTTGAAATCAAACAGCTCGACCGTGACAACAACACGTTGCGGACGTGGCGATTGAACAATGCCTGGCCAAAGCGATTTGTGGCCGGTGCGTGGGACAACGGCGCGGATGAGAATGTGATCGAGACGCTCGTACTTGCCTACGACTATCCCGAGCTTGCCTGAGCTTGCCCGACCTATCAACGTATGATAGTTTCATCGTCGGCTCCTAACAAATAAAGGGGAAGGCGAAGTCATGAGTGACATCATCGAATGTCCGTCTGGACTTTCAGGTCGTATCAAGTACCTCGCGGCGGAGGCCGCTGGGGTACTTGGAAACGCGCGAGAATTGCGTGCAGGGCATGCAGCGGACCGCATTTTGAATTCCTGCTGGGTTGAAACAACGAATGCGGGTCCATATACATTGGATTCGCAAGGCAAGCTCAACTGGGATCGGGTACTGTCGTGTGACAAGACGTACCTTCTTGTGATGATTCGAGTTGAGACGTTTGGAGAATCCTACGAGCTGGATCTGCGATGCCCCGGGTGCACAAATAAATTCATATGGGACGTTCCGCTTTCGCAGCTTCCAATGCGTTTGCTTCCAACGGCCTCTCGAAATGCAGTCGCGATGGGTACGAACAAATTTGAGACAGCTTTGAGAGATGGGCGGAAGGTATGGTTTCGCCTGATGGACGGACTCGATCAGTTGCGTGCTCTGAAGGTAATTCGAGAGAATTCTACCGATCTGGTCACGGCGTCATTGCAGACACGCGTGCTCGAGGTGGAGAACGTGAAGGCGCGGGATCTCCCGAAGTTTCTCGCAGAACTCTCAATGGGAGATGTTGAGAGTTTGATTTCCTCCTTCGACGAGATCGACGGCGGGATAGAAACATCCATCGAGGTATTCTGTCAGGGATGCCAGTACGAATGGGAGATTGAACTCCCTTTGGACTTGCAGGCCATGTTCGCGCCCTCCAAGCTGAGGAGGAAGCGGCAGCGGGCCAAACAGGCACAAGGTCAAACGCAAACCTGACTTTGTTCGGTTGTTTTCAGTTTCTTTCAACTGAGGATTTATGGCAGCTTATTCGAGTTCTTTGTTACATGCCAAACGGTGGATCCGGATATTCTTTTTGCCGAAGGGATATTTTGGATATGAGCTTGGGCGAGATGTTCGCTGCGGTAGAGTGGTTGACTGAGCAACGACAGCTCGAGTCTGATGCTATCGCACGGGCTACACGACACCGTTAGGTCTGTAGCGAGGCCGTGTTATCGGGCCACCTCTATTTTTCCACGCTCGCCCAAGAACGACATTTCTGGCGTGTACAATTGAGACTCCATAATTGGTGGCGAGCTGTCGAATTGTGAGTCCACCTGCACGGTCAAGGCGAATGTTTTCGACGTCTTTGTCGTCGAGCTTCTCATTTTTTGCTTTTGCGTTTTGGACATTCCGGCGAGCTAGCGATCCGCGGGGAACCTCTTTGAGATTTGCAAGGCTGTTGTCGAGCCGGTTGCCGTCGATGTGGACAATGATTTTGTTGATTGGGATTGGTCCCCTAAATGCTTTCCAAACCAATCGATGGACCGCAATTTGCCGGCCTCTGTCGTTTGGACGGCTGAGGCAGACGCATTGGAACCCGGCGGAGTCTGGGCCGACCGTTTTCAGCGTACCCTGTTTTCCGCTGGTGCGTGTCAGTTCGCGGCGTACCTGCCCATCGCTTGAAACGGAGTAGAGTGTTTCGTAGTCCGGAACCGGTCTCCATCTTTCCGGTGGAGGCGTTGTTGTCTTCGTGGGGAAAGACTGGTTCATGTCTTACCTTTTCACTTGAACTGAATTAGCATAGACAGGATAGAGAGGCAACGACGGGCCATGGCACTCAACAATTTTTCGCTAGGCTTTATTTTGACTGCCCGTGATCGGGCCAGCCGAGTAATTCAAGGCGTTGGTGTTTCGCTCGACAGGGCTGCGTTGCGTGCTCGGCTATCCGGTGTTGCTTTTCAGGCAGGTATGCTGGGGGTCACTTCCGGCATTGCGACAATGGCCGCCGGCATCCTGAGCTTGCGTGCCGGGCTTCAGGCGGCAAACGTGGCGGGGGAGTGGGAACAGCAGCTCACGAGGGTGCAAGCAGTCAGCCAGGCAACATCCGCAGAAATGGAGGCTCTCCGTGCGGCGACACTCACTGCGGGGACCACGACTTGGTTTTCGCCTGCACAGGCAGCCACTGCCGAACGCGAGCTGGCGGCCTTGGGGCTCACAGCGCAGCAGACGATTTCAGCCTTACCAGCAACGCTCGACCTGGCCGTTGGAGGGATGATCGATCTTGAGCGTGCCTCGGCAACAGTCGGCGCGGCTCTAAATTCGTTTGGATTGAATGCGGATCAGGCGGGTTGGGCGGTAGATCGGTTGCTCGCTATTTCTAACACGACGGCCTTGTCTGCCGACGAGTTGGAGATTGCGCTTGGCAACGTGTCCCGAGGTGCTGGGGCGGCTCATCAAAGCTTGGAGACCATGCTTACGGCTGTAGGCCTGGTTCGGAATACAGGCGTTGCTGCGTCCGTCGCGGCGGCCTCCGTGTCGAGCGCCCTCATCCATCTGTCAACGCGTGCTGTGGAGGTCAAGCAGCGACTTGGAGTCAGTCTGACCGACGAGACGACGGGGCGATTCCGAGATTTCATGGAAATAGCTGTGGATCTTGGGACGGCGTTGAACGGCATCACGAATGAGGCTGAGCGTGCTGCGGTAGCCAACGAACTTGTCGGTCGGTATGGCATGACCGCTGTCATGGGCATCAAACGGCAGATAGAGCGAGGGATAACTCTTCCGACGGGAGAGGTCGTACAGAATGCCGAGGCGGTTGCCTATCTAGCTCGAGCGCAACGCGAGGCAGGGGGGACAGCAGAGGTATTTCGGCGCATTGTTGAGGAGTCGTTCATAGGGGTGCGTGATCGTTTGGTTGCTGCGGCCGGGACGCTTCGAGACGTCTTTGGGGAGTCGCTTGGTCAAGTGCTCGCCCCAGGGTTGAAAGTAGTCTGGAAACTTCTTGGGGCAATTGCACTCGCGTTTGACACCCTGTCTCCGATAACTCGCAAGGTGCTGGCCGGGCTATTCATTGGAATTTCAGTGGCGACGATTGCGCTGGGCGCGTTCATGGTTTCTGTGTTTGGAATTGCCCTGGTAATTCCAATGTTCACAACTGTACTGGCGACGTTTGCTGCGCTGTCGATTCTTGTGTTTCCTCTTGTTGCCGCATTTGGGATTCTTGTAGCTGGTCTAGTTGGGGTTGGGATTGCTGCAAAGTTCAACATTGGGGGAATAGGAACCTACTTTACGCGGCTAATTCGGCATGTCAGGCTGTTCTTCCGAATGATGAAGGAGTTGTTTACGACTGGCGGTTTGACCGAGGAGACGAGCCTAACCTCTCAGCTTGAAGAGAATCTTGGAGTTCGTGAGTTTGCTTCAAAAGTTTGGCGCATATATCAAGGCCTCCGGGTAATGTGGGCGGGTATTCGTACCGGGTTTGAATCCACATTCGGATTTGTTGGTAAGGCTATTAATAGCCTTCGAAATACGTTTCGTCCGCTGCTTGAGGTTCTTGGAATATACAGCATAGACATCAAGGCTGCTGCGGAGACTCCAGTGGCAAAATGGCGTCGGCTTG